CATGGAAGCGACTCTGACGATTGATCTGAACTCCTCAATGTCATCAATAGCGCCAATGTTAATGCTACCAAGGTTACACACATCACTGTCATCCTCACTAGTAACTTCTGTGCAGGCGTTGCGGAGTGTCTCATTCTCTTTATCTCCAAAGTTAAAGCTAAAACCCGGCTCTCCTGTCTGCATCGCCTGACGGCAATTCTGTACAAAGGTTTCAGGTAAGAAGCCATTATTAACTGCGTCTAAAAACTTGTCATCATAGTTAAGGCTAATGTTAGTCATATCTAACGGCGCAGGATAGTTAAAGTTATGCTGCTTAGCATCAAAGACTGTAACGCCTTCTGTTACTTCTATTGAGTGCCAGTCCTTAGCTGCTAAGAAAGCCTTCGCGTCTCCATGCTGCCAGTTTAGAGAAGCGTAGATAGCTGACCTACGGCTACCTCCTTGCATTACATTCCTGCCTATCTCGTTGATGCTATTCATAAGAGGTAGTGGCCCAGAAGCTGTCCCTCCTGTACGTCCTAGAGGCGCTCCTGATGGTCTAAAGACAGAGTAGTCAATACCAATACCACCCCCGCTCATTAAACAGTCGCTAGAGCGTTGTGTGAGCCTGCCCCACTCCTCTCGTGTGTCCTCTTCTCCTTTTAAGAGATAACAGTTGTTGTAGAAGGATGCCTGTCTTCCTGCGTAGTAGATGTACCTTCCTCCCGGCATGAACTTGAATTCCTTAATTGCATCACCCAGTTCCTTTGCATCCACCTCGTTGAATATACCTGTAGTAACATCCTTAATAATATCGTCTGCCTTCTCCTCCCACGTCTGTGTTTCATTTAGTGCGTACTTGTGACGGAAGATACTCTCCCCAAAGCTGTTTCTGAAAGTCATATTAATTCCCTATCGCCTTCTTTAATAAATACGCCTGCCTTGTTAAGATAACCTTTACGATCTTTAATGTCATCATAAGCTACCTCTAAACAATGCTCTAGTGTGTACTCGCTCATCATAGCAAGATTGTTAAGAACTACTAAACAGTCCCCAATGTCGTCTGCTATGTCTCTGTGCTTTGCTATGTTATCAGCAAGCTCCCCTACTTCACTAACTAACTTTAGTGCTTGTGTTTCTAAACGCCCGTTAGAATAAATACCTCTCTCTATACTCCAGTTAGTGCATTTACTAATCAACTCAGACATAGTATTCATCGATTACCTCCTTCTATTGTAGCCTGTGCTAGTTTCTCTAAGTACCACTGAGCCTTGCGTAAGTCTTCTAAGCCTCCCTTATACTTATGCCTGTGCATATATTTGATGACGTTACCCTCTAAGTAACCTACATAAGCGTCTCTACTAAGCTGTTGCTTAATGTAGTCTATACACTCTACTCCTTCGCTCTTGTAGTGCTGTGGATTAACTGGGTCGTAGTGATCAGGCAGTATAGCTTCTTCGCTATCTAAATACTCCTCTATTTTGTCTAAGCCTTCATTTCTTAAACTAGCCTTAGTCGCTATGTCCCACTCTGCTGGTGTTGCTTTGTTTATGCTCATATCTTTCATTCCTTTTAAACCACGCTTAAAACGCTGTATCTTGGTGGGACGCATTAGTTACCTCTAGTTCTTCTGCTAACACTTCTATGTTATCTAGTATTTTATCCTCAAACCTATCTAGTATCTCCTGTGTGTTAAGCTCTAGTATTTCAAGTATCATAACTTCATCAAACTTAGCTAGGCGTTCTTTTACTTCTTCAAAGGTAAGACTCACTTGACTACTCCATACTTCTTAGCTAGATAGTTAATACTAATAGGTAGCTCATCAAAACCACCATCGGCAACCTCGTGCAACATCCATATACCACGCCACGAGCCGTTAGTTTGTGGAGTTAAGTAGTCCTGATCTTCTACATAAAAGATACCTGCGAACAGTCCTGTCACTCCCTTACCGTCTCCTCGTCTGGCGTAAGCTATGTCTCTGTCCTGCACATGCCCCATTACACAGCTCATCATCTTCTTAGTCACTAACGCCCTTGCACTGCTTACTGGTCGTCCCATAACTCCAGAGGTAAAGTAGTGGCTATATGCTACACCGTCTATCACTTCTACCTGTAAGAATGGAATCACTTCCCAGCCCATTGCTTCTAGTCCGAAGTCATCAAAGCCCATCAGACCTTCTAGCTCTGGCTGAGCATTCACAGCTCTAGTGATTCTATTCTCGTGATTACCTAGACAGAACACTAGTCGAGGTTTCCAGATTGTTTTCTTATTCTTACGGAGACGTTTCTGCTCTTCTCTAATAGGTTTTAAGAATGCCTTCATTGCCTTCTTGCCTGACTCTATGTCAGCTAGATAACGCCTACCCTCAAATGCCATAGTACCTTTATCGTAGCTAGACAGTGACGGTAAGTCCCAATGATCGCCTATGTGAATGATAACATCTGGTTTATGTTTAACAGCATACTCTCCAGCCCACTTGAGATGCTTTACAGATGAGTCTGGTTTTACTTGAGTATCTGGAACAATCATGTGTCTAGTCATTTACTCTTCCTTGCTGCGCGTTCAGCATTAGTCTTTAATTGATGACAAGGTTTACACAGCACTTGCATACCGTTTGCCTCACAGAATAACCTTTTAGAGAAACCAGCAATGTCGTCATAGCTTGATAACGACCCTGCTGGTTCTATGTGGTCAACTTGAATCTCCTTTCCTTGAAACCAGTCGTCACACTCAGCGCAGCGGTACTCATACTTATGCCGCTTACCTGCTACTGTGCGCTCTACTGCCTTCTTAGCTTGGAACTTAGCAGGGTAGCGAGAGTATGCTTGCCTTAGTGCTGAGCGTATGAACTGCCAGTAACGAGCTTCAGTCCATGTGTTCCCTGCCCTAGTGCGTTGTACTCGTTGTTTCCCCATACCATACCTCCTCTGTGCTTCTTGTTGTAGGTGGTTCCCATATCTGACCTACTTCTCTTCTTAGCCACGCTAGACGAGCATTCTCTAGCGCCCTATCGTCTCCTAACTGATCCCTTACAACGTCCCACATATCTAATTCATTCCTACAGCCTTGAATTAAATCTTTAGCACCTTGTTGACCAACACCTTCAACGCCAATGATATTATCAATAGCGTCTCCAGTGATGATCTGTTGGTAGAAGAACTTCAGCCCTTCAACTTCTTCAACGTAATACTCTCTGTTCTTGATGAAGTCGTAGTGTACACCTGCTATCTGATCGAAGTCCTTATCTATAGAAGCCATAATAGCGTAGTCACCTATTGCTGTAGCAGCTATTGCGATAGCGTCATCGGCTTCCTCCCCCTCTACTACAACAGCTCCCCATTTCTCAATGAGGTGCTGCCTAATAGAGCGTAGAAGTCTAGGTGCTGGACGTGCCTTGCGATTGCCCTTGTAAGGAGCAGTGACAGCGTAGTCATGCCTAAAATTACCTGTGCCTGTGAGGTAGAGTTGGTAGCCCTCTACCATGCCATCGTATACTAAGAGTAGATTACTGACAAAAGTGTCCGTACTGTGCTTAGCGAATGTTACGTTGGTTTCGTCATCACAGGCCCAAGCCATTCTATAGGCTATAATGTCACCGTCAATCAACATCATTACAGAGCGGCCTCAAGGTCTGCTGTTGGTACGTTGCTCTCTGGGTTATATACTACTAAGTCACTAATAACCATCTTGAGCAGTGACGGAGAGCGTCCCTTCTTGCTCTGGAATGTCCAGTCATAATGGCCTATCACTGCCTTAGTCTGAGAGCCGTTACCTACTAAGGCTCCTATCTCTTCGCCCATAGTGTCATAAGCCTTAATAGGGTTACGAGACTTAACTGTGATAAAGTTACCTCTATCGTCTTCCTTGTTGCGGACGCTAATACCCTGAGACTCTAGCGCTTCTACTGCTGCGTCAGACAGCTTTCCTAAGTCAACTTGGTACTTACCACTTAGCTCGTTCATGGTCTGTAGGTTAGCCCAGAAAGCTGTTGCGTTTAATACTATCGGTTTTGCTTCGCTCATAATCATATCTCTCTTTTAAAGTTTAAGTTACAAGTATATTATACCACGTTTATTGCTTATTTGTCAAGCAGTTAGTGCGTTGCGCTCCAGTTATCACCATATTTATATTCACCATCTAAGGGACACCGCATATCAAAGTGTTCTCCTGCCTCCTTAATGGCCCGTTTAAAGTGTATGCCTACTGCTTTGGCAAAATGCGCTGGAGTTTCTACCTGCACCTCGTCATGTACATTAGCCACTATCCAGAATGGAATGTCAGCAGCTCGTAAGCTGTCAACACCTATTAGTAGTGCTTGCTTCATAACAGCAGCCCCAGCACCCTGTAACAGGAAGTTTAGAGCAGAGTATGCTTTCCTAATGCGTATACGTCTGCCATCTAATCCGGGTATTGAGCCTTCCTTCTCTGCTATGCCTTCTATCAATTTCTTCAGCGTCTTGAGTGCTGGGACGTTAGATAAGAAGTCGTCCTTCAGCTGCTTACCTCTAGCAGCACCTGCGTTAGCTACACTGCCTATCTTTGCATCGCCTGCACCATACAGGAAGGCATAGATAAACGTCTTAGCCTGATCCCTTGTAGCAAGTCCTGCTGCCTTCTGGTTCGCTGTGTGTATGTCACCCTCCACTAACGTGCGAACGTACTCGTCATCCTTCATGTAGTGAGCCAGCATACGCAACTCTAAACCACTAGCGTCTATGCCAACCAGTTGATTACCTTCTTCTACTACCCAACAGGAACGACAGTCAGCTCCATACTCTGCCTTAACCTTGTCAATGTGACCCATACCTTCAAAGGCATGTCGTACAGATGGTATCTGAGCCATGTTAGGTGAGCTATGCGTCATCCTGCCTGTAGCAGCTCCTGACCCACTAACTCTACCGTGTACTCTACCGTCTGGCTTTACTGCTTCTAACCAGCTGCTGATCTGTGAAGCTCTCTTCTGAAGTATTAAGAACTCAGCCACTGACTGCGCTGTTTTATCCGTCATAGCTCCCAAGATAGTCTCATCAACTTTGTACTGACCTGCCTCTGTCTTCTGCTTGAACTTAACGCCTACACTCTGCAACCTCTTAACTATCTGCTGCCTACTGCCTACGTTAAACTCTTCTACGCCGTCCTTCAGCCGCTTGCCTGTCTTCTCACTCCATCGCTCAGTTATGATAGGAGGGAACAACTGCTGCAACTCAGCCTCAAGCTCACGCATACGTGTATTAACCTTAGAGTAGAGTTTGTTAGCGAAGTGTATGTCTAGCTTAAACCCGTTAGACTCCTGCTTAGCAAGCTCTATTGCTACACGATGCTCTAAAGCCACGCACTCAGTAGTGAAGCCTTCTAGCTTCAGTCTGTTCTGTAGCTCCTTCCACACCTTAGTAGTTAGTCGGCAG